CCGCCGCCGTCATCGCCGACGGCCGCACCCGCCGCGCCGCCCTCGAACAACGCCTCATCGACGAAGCCAACAAGGCGTTGGACACCATGTGGGCGCCGCACGAGATAGGCGCATTCGGTGCCGCCGCCGTCATCGCCGACGGCCGCACCCGCCGCGCCGCCCTCGAACAACGCCTCATCGACGAAGCCAACAAGGCGTTGGACACCATGTGGGCGCCGCACGAGATAGGCGCATTCGGTGGCATGGATGGCAACTACCACCGCGCCACCGTCGACACCCCGTCACCGTCAGACCGGCGCGCCATCATGCAGTCCGCGACCACAGCCGCCGCGACCGCCGCCAAGCTTGCCGAGCAGAACGCCGGCACCGAGATCGACACCGCCAAGTCGGCGTTGACGCTCATGCAGAAGGCGCTCGAAGCCGCGCACCCGAACCCGTGACCGACTGGGGCTTCACCCCGAAGCAACGCCACTCCATCGCCACAGCCACCGCCGACGCCAGCCTCCAGCAGATCAACCTGTGGCACGGCGCAATCCGCTCCGGAAAAACCATCGGCTCGCTGGTGAAGTTCCTGATGGTCATCTCGCAAGCATCCACATCAGGCGAGATCGTGATGGTGGGCCGCACCCGGGACACACTGCACCGCAACGTCATCGCACCCATGCAAGACCCAGCACTGTTCGGGGACTTCGCGCGCATGGTGCACTACAACCGCGGCGCACCCACCGCCACCATCCTCGGCCGGATGGTGCACGTCATCGGCGCATCCGACGCCCGCGCAGAAAACGTCATCCGAGGCCTCACCGTCTCGGCAGCCTACGTCGACGAGGTCAGCCTCGCCGCCGAAGAGTTCTTCAACCAACTCATGGGCCGCTGCTCAGTACCCGGCGCATGGGTAGGGGCAACAACCAACCCCGACGGCCCCAGGCACTGGCTCAAAACGAACTGGATCGACCGCGCGAACGAGCGTGGGCACCGCGTCTTCCACTTCAGCCTCCGAGACAACGCCGAACACCTACCCGACGGACTCATCGAAGCCTACGAGCAGCAGTACACCGGCCTCTGGCGCAAACGCATGATCGACGGCCTGTGGTCCCTCGCCGACGGCGTCATCTACGACCAGTTCAACCCCGAACTACACGTCGTCACCGACCTCCCGAGGATGGATCACCTCCTCGCCATCGGCATCGACCACGGCGTCACCAACCCCACCGCCGGCATCCTCATCGGACACCACAACGGCCGCCTATACGCCACCGCAGAATGGGCGCCCGGACCCGGAACAGACGCCCAACGGTCCACCAGCCTCACCGCGTTCCTCGCCGACCACGGCATGCCAGACCGCATCCACGTCGACCCCGCCGCCGCAGGCTTCCGCGGACAGTTGATCGCCGACAAAGTACCCAGCGTCTACAAGGCGTCGAACGCTGTCATCGACGGCATCGGCACCGTCGCATCCCTCCTGTCCTCAGGGCGGCTCCTGATCCACGAGTCGTGCACCAACCTGCTCGGGGAGATCCCCGGCTACGTGTGGGACTCCAAGGCCGCCGAGAAGGGCGAAGACGCGCCGATCAAGCTCAACGACCACTACGCGGATGCTCTCCGGTACGCGCTCCACTCGTCCCGCGACCTGTGGCGACCACTCATCCCTGACCTGCACATCCCGACCGAGGAGGCCGCGTGACCGGACTGCCCGCCAGCGGCACAACATGGCCGCCGAAGCCGCACGACCAAGTCCTGACGGCGGCAGCCGAAGGGCAAGTGTGGTGGGAAGGTGACCCGGAGAAGCTCGCAGCGTTCTACGGCGGCAAGGCCGGAGACGCCGCAGCCCTCGGCCGCGTCCGCCGTACGTTCCAGGCAGCCAAGGCCGCATGGTGGGGCAAGACGCACACACCCGGAAGCGACCCGAAACGCCTCCACGTGCCCGTCGCAGCCGACATCTGCCGCGTGTCCGCATCCACCCTGTTCTCGGCACCGGTGACGTTCTCGGATCCGGCAAAGAACAAGAAGCTCAGCGACCGCATCGACACGATCCTCAACACGCCGGAAACGTACTCGAGGCTCCTCGTGGCCGCCGAATCAGCGTCCGCCCTCAGCGGCGTCTACGGGCGCATCGTGTGGGACAAGACCGTCGACGAACACACCTGGATCGACTGGGTAGACGCCGACCGCGCCGTCCCCGAGTTCACCTGGGGCAAGCTGACCGCGGTCACGTTCTGGACCGAACTGGACTCCGACGACGACCGGACCGTGTGGCGGCACCTCGAACGCTACGAGAAGGGCGTCATCCTTCACGGCCTCTACCAGGGCACCAAGGACCAGTTGGGCACACGCCACGACCTGGACCACCACGACGCCACCGCGGGCCTCGCCGACGCCGTGGAGCTCCCCGGCGTCAAGGAGCTCGCCGCACGGTACGTGCCGAATCATCGGCCCGCGCCGCAGTGGCGCGGCACCCCAGCCTTGCGTGACCTGGGCCGCTCTGACCTGACCGCCGACGTCATCCACCTCATGGACGCCATCGACAAGACCTGGTCATCGTGGATGAACGACCTCGACCTCGGGCGTGGCCGACTCATCGTGTCCGAAGACCTGTTGACCACGCGAGGCCTCGGCCTCGGCACCCACTTCGACACCGACAAGACGATCTTCACGCCAGTCGGCGCAGCGTCAGATAAGGGCGAACTGACGCACCTCATGGAGGCCAACCAGTTCGAGATCCGCGTCGAGGAACACCAGCGCACCTACATCGAGCTCCTGCGGCGCGTCATCAGCCGCGTCGGGTTCTCGCCGATCACCTTCGGCCTACAAGACGAAGTCGCCGCAACCGCCACCGAAGTCGACGCGAAAGAACGCGACACCAACGCCACCCGCTCCGCCCGCATCCGCCTCTGGTCCGGGCTCGCCGAACTCGCCACCATCCAACTCGCCGTCGACGCCGCCATCTTCGGACAGTCCCCGGCGCCCACCGAGACGATCACCGTCGACTGGCCGTCCATGCACCAAGAGTCCGACAGGCAGCGCGCCGAGACAGTCCAACTGTGGGAGCAGGCACGTGCAGCGTCCGTGGACGCGAAGGTGCGGATGCTGCACCCCGAATGGGACGACCAGCGTGTCGACGATGAGGTCGCCGCCATCAATGGCGAACAAGCCATGCCGGTGTCTATCGTTGGGCCGACAGAGCAGGATTTCCCGGGCCAGCCTGTGGAAACCGATGATGCGGACGCCGTCGACGCGCCGATAGGCTGACTCTCGTGGCAGTCCCACTGACGCCAGACGACGCCACAAAGCTCGTCACCAAACTCCTCGACCTGTACGCGCAGGCCGAGGCCGACCTGCTGGCCCGAATCACGGCATCGGTCGAGAAGGGTATCGACGAGCCGGAGTGGGCACATCGGCAGCTCCTCGAGTTGCAGCGGTTCCGCCGCGAAGCTCAAGCAACGCTTGCAGACCTGTCCAAGAAGGCGCAACTTGCGGGAGGTACTGCGGTCGGATCGGCAACGAACCAGGGCGCGGCCTACGCCCTTGCAGACCTCAATTCGGCAATGACACCGCCTGCCCCAATAACAGCAACGCCAGTGAACCTTGAGGCGGTGTCCGCGCTTGCCGCCGATCTCGCCAGGGTTACCTCTTCGACGAATGCGACAGTCCTTCGCTCGGTGGACGACATCTACCGTCGCGTTGTTGCAGACATGACCACCCAAGAGCTTCTTGGTACCGCGTCACGTCGTGAGCTCGCCGAGAAGGCCCTCGCACGCCTCGCGCGGGGAGGGATCACCGGCTTCGTCGATAAGGCTGGCCGCAAGTGGGAGATGACCACCTACATTGAGTCGGCATCCCGCGCGGCCACCATGAACGCAACGCTCGCGGGGCATGCGCAGCAGCTACAGGCGCAGGGCCGCGACCTCGTGATGATCTCCGATGTGCCGCAGGAGTGTGCGAAGTGCCGGCCGTGGGAGGGCCGCATCGTGTCGCTCGGCGGCGCTGTCGCAGGGTCGATCACGCCAGATGGCAAGAAGGTGGCGGGAAGTCTCGCGCAGGCGCGCGCTGAGGGCCTGTTCCACGTGAACTGCCGCCACAGCCTGGCCGCATACTTTCCTGGCGTGACGAAGGGCTTCGGGGAGACGGCGGACCCGCAGGGAGACAAGGACCGCCAACGTCTGCGTCTGCTCGAACGGCGCGTCCGCGCTGCGAAGCGTGAGGAACTGTTGGCGCTCACCCCGGAGGGCGTGAAGGCTGCGCGCGCGAAGGTGCGGGCGCTACAGGTCCAGATTCGTGAGCATGTCGCGACGACGACAGCGAAGCGTCAGCCGCACCGCGAACGGATCAACGCGGCGCGCTAAGTGCGCCCACTGTTTAGGGAACAGGACGCGAGCCAGCACGAAGGGCCTCGGCGGCTTGCTTCGACTTCCTCGCCACCAAACTCCGTGATAGTCACCACTTGGTAGTACATTCGACGGCCGCACTCGGCACACGTGTCGTTGACGTACTCGTTGTAACTGGCCATGCGTAAACGCTAATGCTTCCCGCCCCGCATGGGGTGTGGATCGGGCATCACGCCCACCCTTCATCCGATCGACCCACACACCGCATGGTGGTGGGTCCAGTCCCGCATGGGCAGGAGAAACACATGTTCCGCCACCACGGAATGCACATGATCGAAGGCGTCGGAGACGACACCGACGAAGGCGGCACCAGCGCCGACGACTCGGCGACCACTACGGACGCCACACAGGACGCCGCCGACACCGACAAGTCGACGACAGCCGACACCGCGGCCGACAAGGGCGACGAGATCGACTGGAAGGCAATGGCCCGCAAGCACGAGGCCGAAGCCAAGAAGAACCGCGCCGCAGCAGCCAAGCTCGACGCGATCGAAGCCAAGTCCCGCACCGCCGAAGAGAACGCCGCCAAGGCCGCCGCAGACGCCAAGAACGAAGCCGACGCCGCCCGAGCCGAACTCGCCGTCGAACGCGCCGCCCGCAAACACGGCCTGACCGACGACAAAGACCTCGACGTCCTCCAAGGACTCCCCGCGGACAAGGTCGAGGCCGTCGCCAAGGCGCTCGCCGCCAGCCGCAAGACCGCAGACGCCTCCGGGAAGCCCGCAGGCGGCGGCAAGGGGCCGACCAAGCCCGACACCCTCACGGGCGCACTTGGCGCCCACTACAGCAAGTAGCCCCCACCCGTCCTCGCGCCCGCGAGGCGCGATCAACCATAGGAGAATCCCGTGGCACCCATCACCCTCGCTGAGGCGAAGAAGAACACCCAGGAAGACTACGACCCGTTCGTCATCGACGAGTTCCGCAAGGTCTCGGCACTGCTCGACGGCATGATCTTCGACGACGCAGTCAACCCGGCAGGTGGCGGCGCGACCCTCACCTACGGCTACCGCCGACTGGTCGACCAGGCGAACGCCGCGTTCCGTGCGCTCAACAGCGAGTACACCGACCAGGCCGTCACCACGGTCCAGAAGAGCGTGAACCTGGCCGTCCTCGGTGGGTCGTTCAGCATCGACCGTGTCGTCGCCAAGCTCGGCCCGGCCGCCTCCGGCCAGATCGCCCTGCACATCGCGCAGCTCGCCAAGGCCGCTAGCGCGAAGTTCCAGGACGCCCTGATCAACGGCGACACCGCAACCGACGCCAACGGCTTCGACGGCCTCTCGAAGGCCCTCACCGGGTCCGCCACCGAGATCACCTCGACCGCCGACTGGTCCGACTTCGACACCAACCCGCGCGCCGAACACAAGGCACTCGACGTCATCGACGAGTTCCTGATGTCGCTCGACGGTGCGCCGACGTTCCTCGTCGCGAACAAGGCCGCTCTGGCTCGTGTCCGCGCCGCAGTCCGCCGCAGCGGCCAGTACGTGAAGGATCCCGTCGAGGGCCTCGTCGGACCGTCGGGCCGCCCGGTCGAGCGTGAAACCTACGGCGGCATCACCCTCATCGACGCGGGTGAGAAGCCGGGCAGCTCGGCACCGGTCATCCCGGTCGACGGCACCACGAAGAAGACCGACATCTACGCGATCCGCGTCGGCCTCGACGGCTTCCACGCGGTGACCACGGTCGGCTCGCAGGTCATCCAGACGTGGCTGCCTGACTTCTCGACGTCCGGCGCGGTCAAGCGCGGCGAGGTGGAGCTCGGCCCGGTCGGCTGCGCACTGAAGGCGACCAAGGCTGCCGCAGTGCTGCGTGGGGTGAAGGTCGCCTGATGGCGGTCGTCACCACGCCGGTCGAAGGCTGGTCGGGGGTGTCGGTGTGCGGTGTCGTCTTCACCGACGGCACCGCAGAGACCGACGACCCGACCGCCCTGCGGTACTTCGCGGCCGCGGGCTACACCGTCACCGACGACAAGCCCAAGCGCACCCGCAAGTAGCCCCCTGATCGTCAGCCCGGCACCGTGTGGCCCTCCCTCGGTGCCGGGCTGGCACCCCACAACTCGATAGGAGCCCCCGTGACGCTCATCTACGCCGACGTGGCGGACCTCCAAACCTGGACCGGCAGCACCGCCGACGATCCCGCGAAGGCGACCGCGCTCCTGCGGCGCGCTTCATTCCTCGTTGGCCGCGCCATCCGCAACGACCTGTACGACACGCAACCGTCAGGCATCCCCGCCGACCCCGATCTCGCCGACGCCGTCCGTGACGCGACGTGCGCGCAGACCGAAGTGTGGCTCGCCGGTGGCCTCGACGTCATTGCCGGACCAGGCGGCCAACCAGCCCTACCGACCGTCACGGCGATCGACGGCGCACAAGTCAGCTTCGACGCCTACCTGACCGCAGCCGCCAGAACAGGCGCACTCACCCGACTCGACGACGTCGCACTCCACATCCTTCGCGCCGCCGGACTCGCCACTGGCGTCGTCCAATGACCGACATGCTCGCCATGTGGTGGACCATCCCCATCGCCGTCGAACGCCTCACAGGATCCGGGCCCTACGGCGACAAGTTCGCCGCACCAACCACCGAAGTCGGCCGACTGACCCGCAAACAGAAACTCGTCCGCAACGCCGCAGGTGAGGAAGTAGTCGCCTCCGCCACCTGGTCCGGGCCGCTCGACACCCCAGCAATCCCGCCCGGCTCCCGGGTCACTCTCCCTGGAGAGGCGGACACGCGGACCGTCATCGCGTCCGGCCGCAGCGAGGCGCTTCCCATCACCCCCAACCACTACCGGATCGAGGTGGAGTGAGATGGCGACACTCGAATGGGACGGCCAGAACGTGGTCGCCAGCGTCGAAGCAGTGAAGAAGTCCGCAGTCACTCAGGGTGCCCGGATGCTCCTCGACGCCTCCAACCGCATCGCGCCGATAGAGACGGGCGCGCTCATTCGATCCGGGACGGTGGTCGCCCACGGGACCGAAGCGGCGGTCGGCTACACCAGCGTCTACGCATGCCGCCAGCACGAAGAAGTCGGCTGGGCGCACGACGAAGGCCGGCAAGCGAAGTTCCTCGAGACCGCCGTCGCAAATGAGGGCGACGCCATCTTGCAGGCGATGGTCGACGCCATCACCGCAGCCCACGAATAGGAGCACCCGTGAAGATCATCCACAAGAACCCGGCCACACACGGCATCGTTGCCCTCGCCGCCCGAGCTTTCCACTTCGACCACGGTGTCGCTGAGGCTGAGCATCTGAACGGCGCGGAGCAGGCGGCGATCCTCGCGCGCGGGCACAAGCTCGAAGAGGCACCAGAGGGTGAAAGCGAAGCGTTCATCCCCGGACCGAAGTCTCGGAATCCGAAGCCGCCGCCCGTCGATATCAGCGACCCGACCGTCCAGGTGACCGAGAAGGCGCCGCCGGAGATCGGATGACCGCCCCGACGGTCGCGCGCGTGCTGGACGCGCTCGCGCAGCATCTCCACGACCAGGACGTCGCCACGTTTCAGCCGGACGGCGTATATCCGGCCACAGTGACCCGACCCGCGGTCTACTTCGGGCAGTTGCACGACAAGCCTGACACCGCCGTCAGCATCAACCACTACTGGACTGATCCCGACACCTTCACCACCGTCGGGTCGCCGCTGATGCGAATCCAGCTCCGGTGGCGCGGCGACCTCGACCCGCGCACAGTCCACACCCTCGCAGACCACGCCTTCGAGCGGCTGCACACACAGACTCCCGGCCCCTGGCCGGGCGGCCTGCGCCCCCAGTGGGTGCAGCGCATCCTCGTCGCCCCCATCGAACCCGACTCCAACGGTCGGTGGATGCGGTGCGACTCCTACGAAATCCGCCTCAATCCAGGAGCAGAAACACCATGACCGGTCCTCTGATGCCGCCCGACGGCAGCGCACTCGACACCATCCCCGCCGGCCGCTACGCCTTCCAGGTGAACACCGGCACCGAAGCGTCCCCGACGTGGACATTCGTCAACGGCCTCACCAACTTCGAGCCGACCTACAAGCCGAAGCTGGAAGACGACAGTGACATCACCAGCGATGGCTGGGAGTCGCAGGCTGTCACCGGCAACGCCCACTCCATCGCCCTCGAAGGCCTCATCAAGGGCGAGAACGCGACCGGGTTCGTCCCCGACCCCGGCATGACGTTCCTCGTCGAAGCGTCCAAGCAGACCGGGTCGAACGCGCACATTCACGGCCGCTACTGGCGCACCGATGAACTGACCGAGGCGGTGGAGGCACACTACGCGGTCGACTGCTCACTGAAGGGCGGCAAGCCGACCGAGCTTCAGAAGTTCGGCGGCACCCTCACTGGCCGCGGAAAGCCGAAGGACATCACCAAGCCGACGGCACCGTGACCACTATCCACTGACCAGCTGAAGGAGGGCTCAGCATGGCACTCAAGAATCTCCGCGACTTCCACGACCCCGACCTCGTCCTGACGATCGGCGATCACGAATACCGCATCCCGCAGCCCAGCGCGTCGAAGGGCCTGCGCATCCGGCAACTGTTCGCGCTCCAACAGATCGGTGACGAAACAGAACTCGAGCATGTCGCCGACATCCTCGGTGCCGAGTGGGTGCCGCACATTGTGCAGGTCCCCGTCCTGAACGCGATCACCGGTGAACCTGTCCTCGACGAGGCAGGGGAGCCGACCGTGGAGGAGCAGGATCACGGCGAGTTCCGGGGCGGTCTGTGGTCGCAGATGGACGCTGATGGTGTGACGTGGGAAGAACTCATGCACGCCGGGCGGACGGCGCTGATCGACGTCGGCATGGGCCGCACCCTCGCTGAGGCGCATTGGGTGCGGGGCTTGACGCCGTACGTCGATGGGAGCGCGGAGGGAAACGCACTTCCCCAGAAGCCGGCCCCGACGCCGGTGGAGGGGAATCGGGCGACGCGTCGGGCGGCAGCGAAGTCCGGCCCGAAGAAGTCGAAGACCCCGAAGAAGCGGCCCGCCGCGGACTAATCCCGTGCCGGTACGGAGGCTGGTACGACCCGCGGCCGGGGGCATACAGCCCGGATGATCCGGGCGGCACGGACTACAACCCCGCGACCGGCATCCGTGACCGTTATGCGGCGACGCCCGCACCGAAGGTCGCGCCGGAGACGGAGCGGCGCATCATCACCCTCCTCGACGTCATGCAGGAATGGTCGGCCGCCGAGTGCGACCTACACGAAGTGTTCGGCATCGACGTCGAGTCGGGGATTCTCCATGACCGGTCGTGGCGGTGGCTGGAGTTGCGCCTGCGGGATCTGATTGACCGCGGGCCGCGCCTACTGCTCGCGCTTAGTGCCGGCGAGGCCAACTAAGGCGTGTGCAACTTCAACTGGATCGTCTGCATGAGCGTGTGGACGTTCAATGCAATCATCCCGCAAGTCATATCCATGCGGGCCTGCTTGTAGCAGGTCATCTTGCCGAACTCTCCACCCTTCTCTGCCAGATCGGATGCGACGCTCCGGACGTCAGGGGCAGCACTGCTGCTGTCCCTGATCTTCATCGCGAGAAGCGTCATCGGTGTGAGGATGTCCGCGCATTCTGCGCCATCGCCACCCGCCTCGCACATCTCGTCGGCAATCCGGTCAACCCGAGCGCAGAACTCTTCGCACTCAGGGGTATCCACCATCGGCATCTCGCCGGTTGCCGATGAGGTGACGGTCACGGTCGCAGGCGCAGCATCCTCGCCGGACGATCCACACGCCGAGAGGCTGGCAATGCCGATGACAACCGCAGTCGCGGCAATCCACTTCTTCATGCGCGCATCTTAGTCGCGCCCACCGACATCTCCCAGGGGGTTCGCTCAGATGCCATTGATTGTTGGAGAGCTTGTCGCACAACTCGGTATCGAAGACAACGGCTATAGCGACGGGATGTCTGCTGCGCGTGCCGAGGCGACCGCGACGTCGACACAGATCACCGCCGCAGAGAACCGCATCCGCACCGCCCGGTCCGCGACGAACGCAGCCAGCACCCGTCTCCAGGCTGCCGAGGCACAGTTGGCGGCACTCCGGGCGTCAGGCAACGCGACGGCGGCACAACTGACCGCCGCGGAAGCTCGGGTGACAGCGGCACGGCAGGCGCACACGACGGCCATCGCCCGCAACGCCCAGGCCACCGCGGCCCTTCGTGCCGAGCAGGCCGCTGCCACCACCTCGACGAACGCCCTTGCCGCCGCAGCCGCACGCGCACGAGCCGCCCTCTCCACCATCGGCATCGGCGTCGGCATGGCCGGTGTCGTCCTCGGCATACAGCAGGCCGTCATGGCCGCATCCGACCTCGCCGAATCCACCAACAAGGTCGACCAGCTGTTCGGTGCCAACGCAGGGAAGATCAAGGACTGGGCGGCAGGTGCCGCGCAGTCACTCGCCATGACGAACGTCGAAGCCCGCGACGCCGCATCGAGCATGGCGCTGTACGGCCAGCAGGCCAACCTGACCGGCGACAACCTCGTCAACTTCTCCACGCAGATGACCGGCCTCGCCGCCGACCTCGCCAGCTTCTCCAACACCAGCCCACAGGAAGCCGTAGAGGCACTCGGTGCGGCGTTCCGCGGCGAGTCCGACCCGATCGAGCAGTACGGAGTCCTCCTCAATGAGGACCGGCTCAAGCAGGAAGCGCTGAAGGCCGGGCTTATCTCGACCACGTCGGACGCGCTCAGCCCGGCGATCCGCGTCCAGGCCGTCTACAACTCCGTCTTGTCGCAGACCACCGCGCAGCAAGGCGACTTCGCGCGCACCTCTGACAGCTTCTCCAACCAGCTGAAGATCATCCGCGCCGAGACGATCAACGCCGCGGCCAGCTTCGGCGAGAAGCTGATCCCGGTCGCGCAGATCCTCGCAGATGTCGCCGCCGGTCTCATCCCCATCATCGGCGGCGTCGTGTCCATCATTGGCGGCGCTGCGAGCGTCTTCAACAGCCTCCCCGGCCCCATCCAGGCGGCTGTTGCGGCGATCGTAGCCTTCCGAATCGCCTCCCATTTCATGGGTTCCAGTGTGTCCAGTGCGGCCAGCGGAGCGGTGCGCTCGCTGCGCGGGATAACCACAGCCACACAGGATATGAACCGACGCGCAGGCATGGACCTCGGCCGCTTCGGTGCCGTCGTTGGTCACTTGGGCAATCATGTGCCGGTTATTGCGCGCATGCAGACGGCGTTTACCAATGCCGCCATCAGTGCGAACCGCTTTCCGCGCGCTGCGGGTGCCGCGTCGGCCGCGATGGTCGGTATGCGCGGCGCAGCATCAGGCCTCATGGGCGCCCTCGGTGGGCCGTGGGGACTCGCGATCGCGGGTGCGACCGCTGCACTCGGCTTCTGGATGCAGAAGAAGTCGGAGGATGCAGCGAAATCGCAGGAGGCGAAGGCCGCCACTCAGGAGTGGGCTGATGCACTGCTCGCGTCGAAGGGTGCGATCGACGACAGTGTCCGCAGCCTCGCGGTGAAGAAGATCGCCGAGACGAACGCGTACGAGAGCGCGGACAAGCTGGGGATCAGCCAACAGACACTCACCGACAAGGTTCTTGCCGGCCGGGAAGCCTACGACGCGTGGTTTGCGTCCCTCTCTGCGTCGGGGAAGTACGAACGCGGCGACCTCGTCGGGCTTACAGGCGACATACAGAGGCTTGCGACGGAGGTAGACAACGGCCGCGATAAGGCTGTGCAGATGGCTCGCGCCAACGGCGACATGGCTGTCAGTTTCGACGGTGGCCAGCAGTCCGCAGGCGCGATGAGCAAGGCGATGGCCGACTTCGAGGAGTCAACCGACGGCGCAGCGTCCAAAGTCGACAAGCTCGCCAAGGCGCTCAACGAGCTGCGCGACGACAAGCTGACGCAGGAGGAAGCCCTTCAGGCGTGGTCGGACGGCATCCGCGATCTCGCCGCCGCGTGGACCGAAGCGGGAGCCGCAGCCGTCAAGGCGGACGGCCACATTGATGTGACGACCGAGAAGGGCTCAGCTCTCCAGGATGCTGTGGTCGATCAGGCGAAGGCGTACGACCAGGTCGGCGCGGCAGCGTTGGAGACGGCGAAGTCGCAGAAGATGAGCGCCGGCGACACGCTCACCTATGTGCAGTCCAAGGTCGCCCCGATGCGCAAGGCCTTCATTGACCAGGCTGTTGCCGCTGGCGTCCCGCTCGCGCAGGCCCGCAAGCTCGCCGACACCTACCTCGGCCTGCCGAAGGACATCGTCACCAAGCTCGATCTGCAAGGCGCTCAGGCCGCAATCGACAAGCTGAATGACCTGCATATCAAGGGTGCAGCTCCAGTCCAACTGAAGTACACGATGATCGACAACACCGCCGATGTGCGTAAGCGCCTCGATGACGTGAAGATCAAGTACTCGATCATCAACGGCAAGGTCGTCATCAACCGTGACGATCTCGATGCGGCGTCGGTGGCGCTCGGCGATCTCGGCGTGAAGACAGAGAACCTGCCTGACGGATTCATCAAGATCACGGACACGTCGGCCGAGAATCTGGCTCACCTCCATGATCTGGGGATCAAGACGCAGACGCTCCCGGATGGGACGATCGTCATCAACCCTGACGACGCGGCGTTCTGGACCGCCGTCAACAAGGCGCAAGAGCCGGGCGAGAAGAAGATCATCATCAAGGGGCAGATCGACGCCTCCAGCTTCTCTGTCGGGCCGATAAGCGGTGTCGCGAATGTGAAGGCCGACGGCGGCATCGACGAGTACAGCTCCGGTGGTGTCCGCCCGTCTGGTGTCGCGCCGATGCCGAACCAGGCAGTCATCGAGAAGGGTTCCGGGTCGGGTCTCGTTCGGTGGGCTGAGGGCGAAACAGGTTGGGAGGCATACATTCCGGGCGCTGCGTCGAAGCGTCCGCGGTCGATGGCGATCCTCGCTGAGACGGCGCGCCGCTTCGGGATGGGCTTGCACCCGATCCGCGCGTACGCGGACGGTGCAGTCACCACGCCCGGCCTCACGACGCCCGTCCAGCAGTCCATGTGGAATGCGGTCAGCGCCGCATACCCGTCGGCGACGATGAACTCGGGCACCCGCTACGCCGACGTCGGCAGTGGCTTCGACAACCACATGGGCGGTACCGCCATCGACATCGGCGGCAGCGCAGCCGACATGATGTCGATCGCGAACTGGATCGCCGACAACTACCCGGACAGCAAGGAACTCATCCACGGTCCAGGGTTCGCCCGTCAGATCAAGAACGGCAAAATCGTCGGCGACGGCGGCGGAGACTACGGCTTCTACGCCGGCGCGGGCAACCATCTTGATCACGTCCATTGGGCGATGTCGCACGAGGTCGGAGCGCCCGGAACGGCGGGAACGACGGGCACAACGGGCGGCGTGCCGACGGTTCCGCTGATCCAGAACCCGGACGGCACGTGGACGTCACCTGATCCGGCGTGGGCGGCGCTCATCAAGCGCGAATCCGGCGGCGACCCCGACATCGTGCAGCAGGTGCAGGACGCCAACAGTGGCGGCAACGAAGCGTCGGGCCTGTTCCAGATCGCGAAGGGCACGTGGACGTCCAACGGCGGCGAGAAGTACGCGCCGACCGCCGGTGAGGCCACGCCCCACGAGCAGGCCGAGATCGCCGCCGCCATCTTCAACAAGTCGGGCGGCTCCCCGTGGGGCGCTGGTCTGCCGGGCCGCGAGAACGAGGACGCCCTCCGTGCTGGGCTGACAACGACGACCAGCACCGGCGGCGACCCCGGCACGACAACGTCGGGTGCCGGTGACGGGCAGCGGGTGTTCGTCACCAACTGGCCCGGCAGCGGATACACCGGCAGCACCTCGACGACAACAACGTCGGGCGACAAGACCGGCGCGACAGGCACGGCCGACGGCACACGCCGCCGCCTCTTCACCCTCGGCGGAAACCGGTGGCCGTTCTACAACGGCAACCCGGACCAGCCGAACACCGGCACGACGACGCCGAAGTCGGGCGACCCGCGGAAGACGCAAGACGCACTCACCAAGGCCCGCCACGACAAGGCCGAAGCCGAGACCGCCGTGAAGATCGCCGAGCATAAGCTCGACGAGGCCCGCGCTAACCCGAAGGCGAAGCAGTCGCAGATCATGGCCGCCGAGGCTGCCGTCACCAAAGCCCGCAACAACCTCGTCGAGGCGACGAACAAGCTCGCCGAAGCGGAACGGAACCTCGACTCGGCACGGTCTACGCCCGGTCGCTCCGGCTCCGTCCGCCCGAAGAAGATGCGGACCGGCGGCACCGTCCCTGGCGGTTTCGGTGGCGGCGACATCATCCCCGCCATGCTCGAGCCAGGCGAGGAGGTCACTCCGAAGGGGCCGGCGTCGAAGTGGCGTTGGCTGTTGCAGGCGATCGCCGAGGACCGCGTTCCGGGATACCAGGATGGCGGAACTGTTGGCGGCTTCGGCAGCGGCTTCGGCGGCTACAAGCCGGAGACCGTTGGGACCGTCGTCAAGACCCCGGCCGGGATGCTCGAGCAGCTATACCGGCTCGGCGTCGCAGGGTGGGGCGGGGCCGCGATGCTCGGCTCCGCAATCGGCACCGACGGCACCTTCCAAGGCCTGTCCACCGGCGCGTCCACCATTCCGATTCTCGACGACATCGCCAAGAAGCTCGACGAAGTGATCAAGGAGGGCCGCGTGGGATCGATCGGAATCTATGTCGGCGACGGCGGACAGATCGTCGTCGAGGACATGGGCAAGCTCCGTGACACGCAGGACAAGGCGGCAAATGACGCGATGCTGCGGTCGGCGGCGATGCGCGCATGACCGTCGCTTACCGTCTCGTCGGGGTGGACGGGTCCGAATGGGACCTGTCCGACCCTGCTTCGCCGGTTCGTCTCGTGTCGGACCCGGAGGGGACCGACGGCCCGCCGCGGGATGCGGCGTGGCAGGAGAACGTCAACCAGGGCGGCTCGTACTACAAGGGCCAGCAGGACAAGCAGAACGTGGTGAAGATGCGGCTGCGGTTCGGGGGTGGTCGTGGCTTCACTGCTGACGAGTGCGTCGACGCCGCGGCTGGGTTCCGGCGCGCCCTCGGTACCGGCCGCGACCTCGCCGAGTTCCATGTGGTGGACGAGGAGGAGCAGTCGGACCGGTGGCAGTGGGTGCGGTGCCTCGGCTATGAGGGGCCGTCGCTGGCGCGTCTGCGGGCGGTGCAGTACGTCGGCGACACGCAGGTCTCGCTGACTTCGGACTCGTCGTACTGGTCAAGCGACCCGCTCGACCAGACGTGGATGTCGGGCAACCTCACCGGGCACACGATCACCAACGCTGGCGATCTGGCGGCGTGGCCGCAGTGGGAGATCACCGGCCCCACCACGAGCCTGAAGATCGGCCTCGGTACCGACGCTGTCGCCATCGCCAACCTCGGCCCTACCGACGTCTTGGTCGTCGACACTGATCCCACCTGCCCGCGCGTGCATGTCAACGGCGATGACGCGTGGGCGGGTGCGATCGGCCGACAGTCCTGGCGTGTCCCCGCGCCCGCGGGCGAGTCGATCGCGGTGTCTATCACGGGTGCGGCGGCGCGGGCGCGTCTCGTCCTGCCGCAGCAGCACTGGGCGTCGATCCGATGACCATCATTCTCGGCGCACGCCGACCGGGCGATCCTGACACCGCGACGTTCGACATCGAGATCAACACCGACAACCAGATGCGTTCCGAGTATTGGCGGCCTTTCGGTGAATACCAGCGGGTGAAGTTTCAGTGGGCGTGGGGAATCCCCGCGGTTGCAGAGATTCAGATCGCGAAGACGCACCCGATGGCTGCGGTGGTGATGGAATGCCGCCGCCGCATCATCAGCGTCGTCACCCACCACAACGGTTTGCGCTGGGATGGCAGGGTGATGGCGGCCCGATACAAGGGCCAGCCTGGGCGCGAGATCATCACCATTTCTCTGATCAACAATCTGATCTGGCAGACGTCCGCGCTCGCCTGGCCACAGCCGCTATTCCCGCGGCCCGAGTTCCAGTTCCCGAAGCACGACATCGGATTCGGGCCGCTCGACGGTGTGTACAAGTACTTCTCGACCAGGAACTACACGCGAATGCTCTCGCCCGTGTACTCGCGATTGCCGATCCGATACGACACACCCGATCTGCCAGACCTGAACACCATCGGGTCCATCGACGGACTACTCGACTACATCGCCGACAGTACGGACGACCTCGTCGCGGTGTGGGCACGCATGACCCCACTCGACGAGCTCCACAAGGTGCACTTCGCGAACTCCGAACGCGCACCGGTCATCGAGTCATACCGTCCCGGCATCGACCCCGACCCGGGGCAGGTCTTCAACGCCGACAGCCTCGGCCACCTCGAGAACATCATCTCGTGGGAGGGCCTGGAGCACTTCTTCTACTTCATGAATCCCGGCAACATTCTGGGCCTTGCGAACCCGTCGAACTGGCTGAAAGCCACGCAGCCCTGCTACTTGCTGGACACTGTCGAGAAGCGGGACCGGCGGCACATGGAGTGGCGGACGGACGGCGGCAACATCGTCGACATCGAACGCTACGTCACCCACCCTGAGGGCTATCAGGTTGTCGTCGGAGGCAAGGCCCCGGAGATCGCCAACAACCTCGTGCAGATGGCGATCAACCTGCTTATTCAGGGCGCTATGTCTGCGTTGCAGATCGGTGGTGCAGCGCCGGTCGTCGGGGATTTGTTCAACGATGTGTTCTTTGCCTACAACCTCTTCTCGGACCCGGATTTGAAAGCCGAGTTGGGGCGGCATGCGCTGCCCGAGAAGTTCGCGAACAGCGGCACGGCGTTCAGCCTGGACGCCCTCGCGGTCGGGACGTCGAAGCTGAAGGAGATCGGCGGCCAAGACACGTTGAAGCTGACAGTGCTCGCCGGGAACGGTGGCTACGAGCTCGGCGAAGACGACGGCAGTGGGCGCCGGTTCAAGGTCGGCGACCGTATGACGTTCACCGACACGGACTTCGGGACGTCGGTGGAGCAGTGGGTGTCGTCGGCGGAGGTCGAGCACACGCCGGGCGGCCAGAAGGTGACGACCGTGACCCTCGGCGACGACCTCGCGATCAGGTCGGGATGGGAGCGCGTCATCGAGAAGATCGGCATGGCCGCCGGAGCAATCAACACGATCGCCAACTCCACCACGTGACCCGTATTTGATCCAGAACCCACTTCACATTAAATCGGCCCCGCCTTCTGCGGGGCTTTCTGCATTCAGGAGGCATCCACATGGGCAAGCCCAAGTTCCGCGACATCGAACGTCTCGGGCCGTCGCAGTCGCCACGCCACGGTGCGCGCGTCGTGTTCGCGCTCGGCCACACGCAGGAGGGAAACGGCACCGCAGAGTCGCTGGCCGCATACCTGAACAATCCGAACAACAATGCGTCGTACCACTACGCGATCGACAACACGACTCGCGTCGCCGTCGTGGACACGGACTCCGCATCGTGGTCGGTGCTGAACGTCAACCCGCGGGCGATCAACTGGTGCTTCGCAGGGTCGCGCGCGTCGTGGACGCGCCAGCAGTGGATCGACAACATGCGGAACGGGATCCGCATCGCGGCGTGGACGATCGTCGAGGACGCCAGGAAGTACCCGTACATCAACGCTCGCGCAGTACAGGGGCGCCCGTACAAGCTCGGGAACGTCGCGTGCGTCGCCGACCACTACTTCGTGACCAAGGTCCTCGGCATCGGTGATCACACCGACCTCGGCCCCAACTTCCCGATGGACCTACTGCAGGCCGACATCCTCGAATACCTCGGGGACACCGCGCCGAAGCCCGCTCCCGTGGTGAATCGCATCGACGAGTGCGCGAAGGCGAATGCCTGGCTGGGGAAGCGGCACGGCACCGGTGAGACGAAGACCCCCGACGGCAAGGGCCGGTTCGCCAAGTTCGACGGAGGCTACATCTACTGGCACCCGCGCACGGGTGCCGCTGCTGTCCCGAACCGCGTGTTCGAGGTGTGGGCCGAGAACGGCTACGAGGCGGGCCCGCTGGGCTACCCGACGGTGGCTCACACGAATCTTCCCGGCGGTGTGGTTCAGGCGTTCGAGAACGGCGTCATCTACCGGCAGACGGGTGCGGCTCGCGGTTTCTACGTGACGGGTGTGATCGGTGCGCGGTGGGCGCGAGAGGGATACGAGAAGTCGACGTACGGCTACCCGACAAGTAACGAGTACACGACGCCCGATGGTGGTGTGCGCCAGGACTTCCAGGGCGGCACCCTCGGCTACCACCCGTCGAACGCTGTGCGTGTCGGCAACGTCGAGGTGATCGCATGATCTGGTCGGGAACCTTCTGGCGTGACGCACTCGAGCGTGCGGTGAAGACTGGCGCGCAGACGCTCGCCGCGCTACTCGTGGCAGGAACAACGATCCTGTCGTTGAACTGGGTGGACGCCCTCGCCGTCACTGGCACCGCGGCCCTCGCGTCGGTGCTGACGTCGATAGTGTCGACCGGCATCGGTAGCCCGACATCAGCGGCGGCACTGCCGACGGGTCGACACCGTAAGGGCGACGTCGGGTGAGCGTCTTCCGCCGTGTCGAGTCCGGCAGCTTCCCGCTCTACCGGCTCATCGTCCTCGGCGTCCTCATCTCCGGCATCCTCCAGGCCGTCTACTGGGAAGTGCCAGCATCTGTTGCGTCGACGTCGCCGCAGACATTCGACTTCGTGTACGCGGGCCTGCAATCAGCAGGGGCCGCGGTCCTCCTCGCGGGCCTGTACACGCGCCGCGCGATGCGGTCACTCCAACTCGAGCGGATCGGCGGTACGGCACTCGCGACCGCCGGGTTCATGTACTCGGCCGCCGTCATCGGAAGCAACGGCGGCCCGCCACTGACCGCAGCAACGTGGGCGATCTTCATGCTGTCCGTCTACCTCGTGTACCGGATCCTGCGTGAGATCCCCCGCGAGATTCGGGCGATCGAACTGGAGGCGCACCGAATCGTGAACGGGAGGCCTGATGTCGAGTGAAGTCGTGATCGCGGTCATCGCGGCAGTCGGATCGTCGGGTGTTGTGTCGGCGGTTGTGATGGCCCTGTTGAACCGGAAACGCAACAGCGTGGAGGTGACCCAGATCGTGTCGCAGATGTCGAAGGAGGCACTACTGGACGCGAAGGGCAGCATCGACGATCTACGGAGTGACATCCGTGAACTGCGCTCCATCATCGAGGAGTTTGTGCGTGTCGTTGAGTGCGACGTGCTGCCTGCGATCCCAGTGGAGCAGACGGAACCGCGACGTCACCTGCGGGCGATCGCGTCCAGGGCGAAGGCGGTGGTGTGATGGCCGACCCGGTATCCGAGAACGGAACACCGTGGAATCAGCTTCCGGGCGCGACGGGCGGCATCCGCCGCAACATGACCAAGCGGCCGACAGGCACCACGGGCGGGAACTTCTTCCTCGACATGGTGATGGGGCTCATCCGCGCCGTCTTCGGAAACTTCATCCCCGGAGAGTCCGGCGTGCCAGGCATGCCGCCGGGAACCAACCCACTCTCCTTCCTGTCCGACCTGATGGGCATGCGGTGGGAGCAGCTCGACACCGTCACCGACGGACAGCTCGAACTCAACGACCGCACCGACTTGCTATCGCCGCTGCTCGACTACGGCTCGTGCTTCGCGAACGGGTCCGGTGAGATCAGCCAGATTGGACGGGTGCCGTTCAACCAGAAGGTCGGACCGATGACCGGCTGCCGCTTGGAGTCGAACGGCATCGTGCTGGAGGACCAGGGCCTGTGGCAGATCAACGCCCGACTGGCTTTCTCCTACACGATCGGCGGTGGCGCGCAGACGTGGCGCATCCGCGTGTACCGGCCGAATGGGACGCTCTTCTCGGAGCAACTCGACTACAGCTCCGAGTCGAACGAGAACACGCGCGAAATGCTGACGACGGTGGTGGTCCCGGACGCCGGATACCGCGTTGAGGTGTGGATCACGGCACTGATCATTGGCCGCGCGACGATCGGCGGCCCGCAGAACAACCGGCTGACGGTGCAGCATATTTCACGCTCGACTAACTTCCCAATCTGAGGAGTATGACGTGACGATCATTCAAGACCGTATCGAGGACGTGGCAGGGCAGGGGCTTCGGCTGCCTGTCTCCTTCCAGGCCGGGGTTGTGCGCGAGTCTGCCGATGGTGACGCGATCGTCGCGCCGGTCCGCCACCGGTTCGACCTCGCGAAGGAGAAGACGGGCGCGGTCTCGGACGGGATGTTGTCGACGACCGATCTGGACCCGGGCCCCGCGACGGTGACGATCCCGGGCGACCGCGGCGGTGTCTTCGACATCGTCATCCCGGCCAGCGCGACGCCGGTCCGACTATGGCCGCTGATCGACGCGGGCATGCCGCCGCCACCTACGAGCGACCCGGGATTCATCCGCAACGGTGGAGGTATCTCGCGTGCTGAGGCTGTGACCGCATCCGAGTACGCGTTGCTGACGTTCGACCCGGCGACCTTGTACGTGATCGTCGACGAGGAGGCGCTGTGATTGAGCCACTGTTCTCGTCGTCTTGCCCTGCAGGCCGCACGGTCTTGACGATCCGCACTGGGGACGCATCGACGACCGCGACGGACCTCAACCTCCAGGGCGTGACGTGTGTTCGCGTGTGGCCTGACCACACGCTCGCCGCGTTTTCGGATTCCGGCGATGTGCTGGCTTTCCTTCGGCCGGGGACGTATTGGTCCTTCATCTGGCAGTAGCCGCCGCTCAACCCCTTCAAGCCCTCGCCGCCCGGTGGGGGCTTTCCTCGTGAATGGAGAAATCCCATGGCTGTTTCGGCCAAGCTGTACGCGAACTTCCACAAGTCGATCGGCAACAAGGAGGTCGACCTCGATTCGGATGCGATCAAGGTGATGTTGTGCACCAGCAGCTACACCCCGAACCAGGGCACTCATCAGTACAAGTCGTCGGTGACCGGCGAGGTGACAGGCACTGGGTACACGGCAGGTGGCGCGACTCTGGCGTCGGTTACTGCTGGCGTGACGGGCAACGTGTTCAAGTTCGATGCCGACGATGTGTCGTGGCCGTCGAGCACGATCACTGCCCGGTACGCCGTCATCTACGATTCGACGCCCGGTTCGGACGCGTCGCGGCCGTTGATCGGTTACGTCGACTTCGGTGCTGACGTCAGCACCACCAGCGGCACGTTCCAGATCGTGTGGAACTCGAGCGGCATCTTCACTCAGACCGTCGCCTGACGTAGGGGAGGTGAGCGCGAATGCCGCTCGCACAGAACGGCCGCGGCATCCGCGGCCTCGTCTGGGCTGACTCAGACGGACAACCTCACACGATCCTGCTCGCCTACCTCGGCGACAAGGTCGTGTGGGATGGGCACATTCACGAGACGATCCAGGTGCCGACCATGGTCGGGGCATCTACGCTTCGCGTGCCGGTCGTCGGTTCGGCTTCGCTAGTCGAGGCCCCGCTACTGTCGGCGCTCGCTGACTTGCCTGCGCCTGCGCTTGTGGGTGGTGGTGTGACGGTCTCGCCGGACGAGATGTCGGTCGACGCCGTCGCGCTTGTCCCGGCGCTGCACTCGGATCACACACTCGACATCGAGGTAGCTGTCGCCGTCTGTGAGATGCCTGTCCCGGACATCCGGGTCGTGTTTGGCGTGACGCCGCCGTCGATGACAGGAACATCGGTGCTGCTTGAACCGTCAGTGTTCGCGGATGCGACGGTGTCACCGCCGGAGATGGTCGCGTTCGTGGAGGTCCGTAACCCGGATGTCGGGTCGTGGGCGATCATTGAGCCTCCCGTCATGGCGGCTTCGGTCGTCGGTCCGACACCTGGTGTTGCTGCGAGCTCCCGCGTTGATGGGGAGGTGGCGGCAGGGACAGCGCTGCATCCAGTCCCGACGCTGGCCGCCGGGTCTGCAGTTGCCGCGACAACCTCGTCGGCAACCTCGGGTATGCAGGTTCCGGAGATCCTGTCGGCTGGCCCGTCGTTCGTGACGGCGTCGACCGGTACGACGAACGTATCGATCACGGTGCCGGAGGGCGGGACGATCGTCGCGTTCTCGTACGACAACACCATGAACTCGATCGTCACCTGCTCGGGCGGTGTGACGATGACGAGTGCCGCCACGGCATCCAGCAACACCACGCGCATCTCGTATGCGGTGGGCGTCCCGGCGGGGACGTACACGGTCACGATGTCGGGGTCCGGTGGCGCATTCCGCACGATGATCGTCGCCGCCTACGCTGGCGTGACGGCAGTATCCGGCGGCGTATCGGGAGGCGCGAACAACACGACACCCACCCTCACCCCGACCGGCACAGGACTGCTCGCAGTGGCAGGTTTCCGCGGGTCGTCGATGCCATCCGGCACGACCACCTCGACTGGCGACATCCGGTCGCGCGCCACGAACGCCACCCAGCCGATGGACCTCATCCTGGTCGATCGGTCGACGACACCGGTGTCACTGTCGCTCGCCTCGTCGACGTCATGGATCGGTGTCGGTCTCTGGCTGGCCTGACCCCCTGCACGACAATACCCCCGGCTTCCGCACACGCGGAGGTCGGGGGCGTTTCGTCGTTGTACGGCCACACGTGGGCGCGCGGGGATACCGTCACGCGCATGACCGCACCCGACGACGACTGGACCTACACCCACGACGCCCTCGCCGAGACCGGGCATGAGGACGACCCGAAAGCGTGGGCCGCGATCGAGCGCGTGCGAGCAGACCTCGCCGAACTGGGGCGGCAGCTCGGAGTGCGGAAGAGGGACTAGCCGAGCATCTTGTCGATCGCCGCGGCAGCCGCGGCCCCAGACTCCCGATCCACATGCCCGTAGACATTGGCAGTCGTCGTGATGTCCTCATGCCCCAGATGCCGCGACACCACCACCAGAGGCACACCCGCCGAAATCATCCACGATGCGCAGGTGTGCCGGAGATCGTGAATGCGCGGCACCCGATCCTTCCCCAGCACCTTCCGCGCGGGCGCCCAACCTTCGTTGAAGAAGTTCTGCTGGCGCACTGGAGAACCTGCACTGTTCACGAACAGGCACTCGCCGCCATCCCGCATTCGCCGGCGCGCGATCTCGACGGCCTGGCTCGGCAGGTTGATCGTGCGCACCGAGCGACGAGACTTCGGCGGCCCGAGCTCGAGCCCGTTCGCGCCCTTCTTCCACGCGCGCGTTACGCGGCACGTCGCGTCCACAAGGTCGACCGAAGTGGGCGCGAGCGCGGTCGCCTCACTGAATCGCATCCCCGTTGACACCAGCCACATGGCGAGGTCTGCCCACAGTTCTCGATCGATCTCCGCGTGAACCTTGTCGAACTCGGCCTTCGTCAGCATGACCATCTCACGCTTCTCCGACCGCATGATTCTCTGTCCGGCGCAGGGGTTGCGGTCAATCTTCCCGGCACGCACCGCGGCCTTCAATGCCCCGGAGAGGAAGGCGTGCTTGTTCTGGATCGTCTTCCCGGATGGCTTCTTCCCCGACTCCGGGTTCTCCATGCTCAGTAGCCACTTTGCGACGGTCGCTTCGGTGATCGACGCGAGTGGCTGTCTACCCATCTCTGCGAGGTCGTGGGCGATGTAGCGCTTGTACTGCTTGCGGGTGCCTTCGATGATGCCGGGGAGGTTGTCAACGTGGTCGTCGAGCCATTCGCGAAGGGTTAGTTCGCCACTGTCAGTGACGCCGATGATCTGGAGGGCGGCCTCACTGCCGAGTCTCTCGACGTTGCCCTTGAAGACGGTCGCTGAGCCGATGTCGACGAACGTCAGTCCTCGCTGCTTGCCGTCCTGTCGCCACAGAACTGTGTGGGTGACGGTGCCGTTGGCAGCTTTGCGTGAGCGGATGGACGCCATTAGTTGACACCGCGCGGGGTCAACGAACCCTGGTTGACCAGCGAAATCCGCCGTCTCGTGTTGACACGAAGTGTTGACATGGGTCGATTATCGCACATTTGGCGCTCTGACCAGCGGATATTGGAGCCGATGACGGGAATCGAACCTGATTGGATACCTGGGAAAACGCCGCTGACCTGCACCGGGGCGACTTCTCGGCGGTCTCTGGCGTTCTTTCGCGACCTGCGGGAACCGGAAAACGTGTTGACGTGTCAACAGGGTTCAACGCCCTGCGACGAGGAGAACCGGCGGCCGGCGAAGTCGAGCAGTCTCCGGTCGTCGTCGGTCATGCCGCCCACGACCAATCGCCGTCGGTCGCGGCTTCGATCTGCGCGACCTCGATCGGGTCGAGGTTCAGCATGCGCGTGTGGGCGGCCTGCTTGTCGACCCACCAGTGGTCGGCGAGCTCCTCGGTGGTGGGGTGTCGGAGCCAGCAGAACGCGTCGATGATCTGCTCGACGGTGATGAGTCGGCGCGCGGTGATCCGTTCGACCTCGGCCTCAGACGCGTCGGGGTATTCGATGTGGGTGATCTCGTGGGTGAGCGAGGTGCGTCGCTCACGCTGTGAGCTACCGCGGCGGATCCAGATGGTCGTCTCGCCGAGGAGTCCCATTGCTTCGCCTGCGAGGTGGCGGGTGCAGTCGATGACGAGGTGCGGGTATTGGTCCCTCGCCCAGTGCCATGGATGCCAGCTGTTCATGTCCGGCATGACACCACAGCCCACCGACAAAAACGTCCGTGACCAGGAACTACACGCGTGTAACTAGCAGGGGGCGAAGTCCCGCTCGACAGTCAGTTTGTCCCAGCCTGGAGTTGGTCCACCGGCGGCGTGAATGATGGTTCTACCCGCAGCCATGCCGCGGGCGACGACGCGATCTTCATCCGAGTCTTCCATCGACAGTGTCAACTCGAGTAGTCGTTCGCCGAGCGTTCCCGATACATCTGCGTCGATGTACCCGTGGTCATCTTCGGACAGGTCGGCTGCGGCGTCAGCCAGGAGGTCGAACACGGGCTCGAGGTCGCTGTCGCCGTCGAAGTAGAGTGCGAAACCGATGTTGTAGGTTGCCATCTGCATTCATCCTTCCCAGCATGATTGGCGCTCGAACCACTTGCGAAGGTTCGTTGAGTACATTCTGCCCGACGGTGTCAAGTGGATGGTCTTCATGTGAAGCTTCACACACGGACACTTCGCCTTGTAGTACTTGCGGGCTCGCTCGACACGCCAGTTATGTAGTTCAACATCCTGGATGATCGCTTCCAGTTCCTTGTCGGGATGCCGCGGCCGTGGAGTCATTCGTGATCCTCAGGGTCTTGCGACTCTTCGCCGATGTCGTTGGTGCCGTAGTATCCGGCCGGGTCGTCGGGCGCGAACCTCGGGTCACGAGTACGGGCCGCGATCGCATCCTCTGGCGACTCCTCGCGAACGTCGTCCGGAGTCAAGTCCTCGGCGACAGGGGATCCAGCCTCACGCCTTGATCGACGCTCCGACAAGTCTGTGGGCTTGACGGTGCGGGTCTTGATCACCGGAGCGGGGCGGGTCTTCTGGTCTTGATCCGCTTGGCGCGGTGCTCGCGGTTGCGTGGCCGGCGAATCTTCGGTGTCGGGCTGGTAGTCATGGCGGTCCCTTCGCTCGATATCTCGTTGAAGGAGGCTGGCGTAATCCGCGACCTTGAGTTTCGTTTCCATGTCCAGCAACTCGTAGCGGGCAAGGAATCGTTCGATCCTCAGTTCATCGCCGAGTCGATTGATCGAACCCTCAGGTACTTCGTCAGCTCGTCCTTGTCGCATCAGCCGGAGCATTCGGTCCATCTCTGCCTGTGTGGCAGAGGTTTCTGGCGTGGCTCCAACAACACGTCGTCGAACCTCTCCAAGTAGCCGATCGATTGGCACTGTCGAGAGTTCGACGTCCGGCTGCTCGCTTGACGCGAGTAGCTTCCGCAGTACTTCTGCGGCATCGGTACGTCCAGCGTCTTCGAGCTGTGAGTCGGTGACTCCAACCACGAGCGCCATTCGGGCCACAGTCTCGCTTGGAGCAACCACCGGAATACGGCCTTGGCCGGTCCCTTGGTAGCCCTTCACGATCTGCCGCCATCGCCCATCGCTTATGCCCGCCATCTCTGCGGCTTTCCGCATCGAGATGGCGGGCACTGCCGTCTTCTGCGCGTGATCGATGATCCGCGCTTCTTCTGGCTGCGTAGGCGTTCCCATGTCACTCACATTGCACAGCGTAGGCGTGCGAAGTCTAGCTGCGAGTATCTGTCGAACTTTCGCAATCGCAAGCGTGTCATTTTCGAACACGCCTGGTCAGCGGCCTACGCACATCTGCGTGCGCACTTCGCTTGACCTACGCACATCTACGCAGTACCTTCTAGCTCATGGAAGTCAACGAGAAACGGACCTGGCAGGAGTTGCGGGTCATACGCGAAAAGGACGGTCACAGCCTCACCTCGCTCGCCGGGGCTGCGGACATGTCGCTCGGATACCTGAGTGACCTGGAGAACGGGCGACGTGAGCCGAATGCACGGGTCACAAAGAAGCTCGCAGTCGCCTTGAATGTGCCGGTTTCAGTGCTGGAGAAGCACCGCCGGATCGAGGCGGCATGACCAACGAAAAAGCCGCCGCCTGCGGGAACAGGACGACGGCCTTGATGCACCGAATGGAGATTCAAATGCAGGAACAGAATACCAGCGCACCGGCGCTGTTCCGCTACGACGACCAGACCATAGTCCGGGCGATCCCCGACGCGTTCGGCGCCGGGAAGGTGGGGTTCGTCCTCGCCGACCTCTGCACCGCGGTCGCGATCGCGAACCCCCGCAACGTCGCGGCCAGACTTGACGACGACCAGAAGGGCGTCCGCCCGGTGGACACCCTCGGTGGACTCCAACAGATGACCGTCGTGTCCGAGGCCGGCATGTATGAAGTCGTCCTCCGCAGCGACAAGCCGGAGGCGGTGGCGTTCCGGCGCTGGCTCACCGGCACAGTCCTCCCCGAGATCCGTAAGACCGGTCAGTACGGTGCGGTCGCGCAGATCAGCAACCGCGACCTCGCTCGGATGGTCATCGAGGAAGCCGACCGTGCAGACAAGGCCGAGACGCGTCTCGCTGTCGAGCGGAAGCACCGCGCGGCGATTGAGGGTGGCGACGGCATCCACCTCACAGACTTCGGCAAGAAGTACTTCTCCGAGGTTCCGGCCCGCAAGTTCGACGCCCACCTCTACGGAAAGGGCTGGTTGATCAACCAGAAGAACACCCGGATCCGCCCGGACGGCGAAGTTCGCGACGGTGTCGATCACCGGAAGCCGACCGCCAAGGGGCGTCCGTACATCTACGGACACGACCAGGGCAACTACGGCGGCAAGCGCCGATTCCAGGCGCGCGTCCGTCCGCAGATGGAGATCGCACTCCGTGACGCGCTCGCCGCCGAGGGACTGCCGGTCAACGAGCACAGCACTGGCCTGGTGCTCATCACCAACGACGAGATCAGGGAGCTGGGGGCATGAGCGCCATCGAAGAGATCAGGGAGCTGGGGGCATGAGCGCCATCGAAGAGATCAACGCGAAGTTGACGGAGATCGGCGAGGAAACGTTGCCGGGGCTCATCTGCGGTGTCGGTGTCCGCGCGTGGGCGGAGCTGACCATCAGTGACGGCGTCGGCGAACTGAAGGTCTGCAACGCGGACGTGGACGAGTTTCAGGAGCAGGGTGCTGTTCTCGGGCCGCTGTGGGTGCACCACGACGAAGGCGGGTCGGCTTGGCTGCGCTTCCGTGGCGACGCGTCCACCACTGAAGCGGTTTTCGCCCTTCTTGAACGCGCGCTGGATTTCGTCCGCACGGAAACGCCGGTGCCGCTGTGAGCGCGGTCGCGGAGGGTCTTGTTCCGCGCGCATCCGAAGAAGGTTGGGCGCCCGTCCTCGATGCGTGGCAGACGTTCCAGAACGCGATGCAAGAAGCACAGGAGGGGGAGTCATGACGGAGTCGGTGTTGATTTTCGCGGAGGAGATCTCTGCGCGTCTTGGCGGCGGCTTTTCGCCGTTGACGGTGAAGCGGAAGATGGCGTCGCTTGAGTGGCCGCATACGAAGGCGGGCCGCAGTCGCGGCATGACGGAGGCCCAGTTTCAGGAGACGTTGGCTCTTCTCGCAGTCCCGGCTTCTGAGCCCGTGAAGCCTCGGCTGTCGGGTGTGTCTCCGCGGTCCCGGATGAAGCCGGCGTCGTGACTCGTCTGGTGGATGCGGCGTGCTGCGACATCGTGTGCGGCGACATTCAGGAGTTTCAGCGCGGCAGGTTCGGCCTGTTGGCGCACATCAAGGTGACGTCCCAGTTCGGCACGCGGCTCGCGTGGATCGAGTGCGACGACTTGATCATCACCCACTAATTCTTCCCGGTCTCGCCCTCTCGTGGGGTTGGGGCGAGGTCGGGGCTTTTCTTGAAAGGAAATCAGCATGACCAGCAACAGCATTGAGGCGAGTGCTTCGGCGCAGCTTCTGGACGGGGACACCGTTGTGGTGGATCGGGTGGCGTGGGAGCGCTTGAACCCGGACCCGGAGCCTGACTACACGGACGGCGCATGGGCGTACTTCGGCGAGGTCGCACGGGCGCACACGTGGAAGTTGGGCGCTCCGAGGGTTTGGGCAGGTGAACGCTGGGGCGATGCCGACACGGCCGAGCAGGCCGCGCTCGACATGCTTCGGGCGGTCGCTTGGGCACGGCAGGAGGCCCAGTCATGAGCGCCGTTCTGCACGACGCCGCGATCCTGATGTGCGCCATCGTCTTCGGTTGGGCGGTCGGCTTGGCGATGGGGATGCGCGACAAGCCGGGACCCCTGCACGTCCCGGATGAGGCACACCCAACGGAAAGGTGCGGAGATGACCGGCATTGACCCCACCACCTGCAAGCCCGGCGAGTACTACCTCGTGCAGCGACGCGACTACACAGCACCGGCGATGAGGGTGGATTACTCCACCTTGGACAACCTGGTCGATTTCCGTTGGGTGATCGCGGGACTCAACGGGAACTTCACTGATGCGGCGGTCACCGTCCTGCACCGCCTCGTCCCTGAGTCTGACGACGTCGTCGACGCGGAGGTCGAAGAAGACTGGACGATCCTCCGCAAGGCAGCGGACGCGATCCTGCACAGCGGCTACGACCCGACCACGCTCACGACCGTGCTCGACGTCGCGGACTACCTCACCGGGCAGGCCGGACGTATCGAAGCCGACCACCGTGCCGCGCAGCAGGAAGTCGCGCGGGAAGTGCTGATCGAGAAGGCGGCGCGCATCCAGTGCGACGGCTTCTACGGTCCGGGCGCGTTCGACGACCGGGCTCCTGATGACGAGGTCCGCAAGCGGTACATCGATGACTGCGCGCGACTCGCTGACGCTGGCCTTCTCGCCGAGCCGGGTGAGGCGTCATGACTCCCGTGTTCGTCGGTGTCGCCGCCGCCCTCATCCGCCACACCGTCACACGCACCTACGCACGCGACGGCATCAACGCGCTCGAAGCGTACGCAAACCACCCGGCAAGCAGCGCGCCATGATCCTCGAATGCCGCTGCTGCGGACTCCACGGCCACGAACCCAACTGCCCGATCCGCCTCGGCCACGACTGGTGCGAAGACTGCGGCCACACACGCTGCATCTGCATCACCGTCTACCGCTGGCCCGACGGCACCCTCCACAACCAGCCCTGGCTCGACCCGAGCCTCTACCAGCCCGAAAGGACAGCGTCATGACCACGACGCTCGGACGCACCGGCATCGTCCACGACCTCCCCGAAGCCGACTACCACCGCGACCTCACCACCCTGTCATCGACCGGTGCCCGCATCCTCGCCACCCGGACACCCGCCGAGTTCCGGCACGAACAGCAGAACGGCCGCCCACCCAAGCGGGAGTTCGACTTCGGTCACCTCGTCCACCGCATCATCCTCGGCGCAGGAGCCGACATCGTCACCATCGACGCCGCCGACTGGCGCACCAAAGCCGCCAAGGAACAACGCGACCAGGCATACGACGACGGCAAGACGCCCGTCCTCGAAAAGGATCACCGCCGCGCCGAACGAATCGTCGAAGCGTTCCGCGACCACCCGACCGCCGCCGGCCTCATCACCAACGGAACACCCGAAGTGTCCGTGTACTGGTCAGACGCCTGGTCTGGTGTCGCGTGCCGTGGCCGTATCGACTGGCTCCGGTCGGATGTCGCGGTCGACGTGAAGACGACCGCCACGTCGTCACCTGCGGCGTTCGCGAAGAGTGTCGCCGAGTACGGCTACCACCAGCAGGCCGCCTGGTACCTCGATGGCCTCCACGCCTGCGGGTGGGAGGGCCGCGACTTCGTGTTCGTCGTCGTCTCCACCACGCCGCCGTTCCTGCCATTCGTGGTGCGACTCGACGACGCGGCGATCACCCGTGGCCGCGAACTGAATGCGAAAGCACTGGAACGGTACGCCGAATGCCAGCTCACCGGCCTGTGGCCGGGCCACGGCGACACCATCCACACCATCTCCCTGCCCGCATGGGCCGCGTGAAAGGCACCACCATGAGCAACGACCGCGAGTCGTGGCGACCAATCCCGGGGTGGGAGAACTTCTACGAGGTGAGTGACCTCGGTCGAGTTCGGAGCGTCAATCGCACCATCGAAACCCGGCCCGGAGTCTTCGCCAATCGACGAGGGCGAGTACTGACGCCGTCGCTCTCGCCAGACGGGTATGCGCACGTCTGGCTGTGCCGAGGCAACCGGCGGACATTTCAGAGGGTCAGTCGAGCCGTAGCTACAGCGTGGCACGGCCCCTGCCCCAAGGGTATGGAATGCAGGCACCTCGACGGCGACAAGACCAACAACACACCCGCGAACTTGGCATGGGGGAGTCGTTCGGAGAACACCCACGACAAAGTCCGCCACGGAACGCACCCGATGGCGCGCAAGACCCACTGCAAGCGAGGGCACCCGCTCAGCGGGCCGAACGTCTACATGATCAACGGCGGACGCCGATGCAGAACCTGTGTCAACCAGCAAAAGCGCGATCGCCGCGCACGGATCAAGCATGAAAGGAAAGTCGCATGACCAGCACAGACCTTGCCCACATCGGCGAGACCAGCATCCAGCAGACAGCAGCCAATCTGTCCTACGCGCACCAGATTGCTACCGCACTCTCGGCGACCGCGTTCGTACCGCAGCACTTCCGCGGCAAGCCCGAAGACTGCGCCGCCGCAATCCTCTACGGCTCGACCGTCGGCATGGACCCGATGACCAGCCTTCAGAACCTCTACGTCATCAGCGGAAAACCCGCGCTGTACTCACGCCCCATGGTCGGCATCGTCCTATCCCACGGCCACGAGATCTGGACCGACGAGGAGACCCCTGAGAAGGTCGTCGTCTGCGGCCGGCGTAAGGGGTCCAGCACCATCGAGCGATCCGAGTGGACGATCGAGCGCGCAAAGAAGGCCGGTTACACGTCGAACAAGAAGTACCAGACCGACCCTCGGTCGATGCTGTACGCCCGCGCATCCGGCGATGTTGCCCGTCGAGTCGCCCCAGACGCCCTCCTCGGAATGGCCTACAACGTCGAGGAACTCGAATTGTCCGATGAGCGTCCGGCTCCGCGGCCTGTGGAGTCGGAGTTGGTGGGCGCCCATGCTGCGCCTGCCGCACCGGAGTGCCCGATCCCTGCGGACTTCGCGTCGAAGATCGATTCGGCGATGAATGTGAAGTGGCTGGGTTGGGCGCGTGGCCGCCTGGCTCAGCACGAGGCTGATTGGCCGGATGAGACGGCGGCGCTGTTGGCGCGTGTGAGTGAGCGTGAGCAGGAGCTCGCGGCGGAGCGGGTGGATGCTGCGCCGGCGGAGGATGCCGTGTCGGAGCCGACTGTGGATGACGCGCAGGCGACGCTCGCCGACGTCCTCGACGCCGAGGTTGTCGCTGAGTCGGTGGCGTCATGAGGCGCACCCCGGAGTCGACCCCATGCCAGGGCCGAAGCGAGTTCACCTCCGACGACCGCGACGTCCTGTTGCGGGTGGCGATGGTGTGTTCCCACTGCCCGGTCCGTGTCGCGTGCCGTGAGGGGGCGGAGGCGCGCGGCGAGTCGTTCGGCGTGTGGGGCGGGAAGGTTTTCGCTCGCGAGTCGCGCCCACCGGGCCGTCCTCGGCGGTCAGTATGCGCTAAGGGTTTGCATGACCTGACGGACCCGGCCGCGGTGTATGTCGGCCCGAGTGGCGGGCAGTGCCGGGCGTGCCGTCGGGCCGCCTCGAATGCGGCGAAGACTCGGAAGCGGTTGTGTGAGTGCGGCACGTGGGTGTCGTCCGGCAATCAGGGGGCGCACCGCCGGACGGGGCTGCATGCACGCCGGATGCTCGCCGAGGCGGGTGAGGAGTCGTGAAGTGCAAGCACTGCGGTCAGCGCATCGTCCTGACCGGCATCGGTTGGCGTCACAGCCCGAGGTCGCGGTGGCCGCAAGAACGGCTCTGCAAGTGGTGTCGCGATCCTCGCTTAGCGGGACGACGAACGGCTGAACCCGACACCGGGATCAGCAAGGCGGTCTTCGATCGCGACATCGCGCCGACGCTCGACCAGTACGCCGAGGCGGGTGAGGGCGATGAGTGAACTGGCACTGTTCGACCTCCCGTCGACGTCCACGTGGCGCTGCGCGTGTGGCGCGACCACGGGCAGCCTGTCGTGGCACGTCGCCCACCACCACACCGCATGGGTCGGTGCGCGATGACCGGCACGGATCCCGCAGTCGAGGCAGCGCGGCTGGCCGCGGCCAGCGGGTGGGACGTCCTTTACTGCGAGTTCAGCCAAGAAGACCTGGTCACCGCCGCCCGTGAAGCCCTCGCACCGATCCGCGAACTGCACAGGGGAGAGCCCTACGCACAAGGCCCCGACTACTGCGAGGAATGCGAGCACCAGTGGCCGTGCCCGACCGCTCGCCTCATCTACAGCGAAACGGAGCTGACCAATGACTGACGAGAAACACGGCGTCACGGCCCGTGCCCGCGCCGCCCTCGACGGCATCACGCCTGGGCCGTGGGTGCGGGACAACCCGGACGACCGATTCTCCGAGCACGACGACGTCTTCTCGGGGGACGTGTGGAGTCGCCGCGTCGCTGGACTCATCTCGCGGCGTGCGGACGCCACCTTCATCGCTGCCGCACCTGACCTCGTCCGCGACCTGGCCGACAAGGTGGAGCGGCAGGAGTCGATACACAAGTGGCCGAAGACGACGCCGGAGGGGCACCTGTACGTCGCGCCGACGACGTACGCCGAGCTGTGCTCTCGCCACACCGACGCAGCGCAGGCGTCCGTCGAGTGCTGGGTCGACGCCGAGTGCCCGCCCGAACCGACGTGGGAGATGGTCGGCCTCGCACATCGTGAAGTCGAGCGGCTCACCGCCGAGCGCGCCGAGCGCGACCAGGCGATCGCCGCGCATCAGCGAGCCGAAGCACGCGCCACCCTCCACCGCGAAGAACGCGTCCGCCGCGCACTCGGGGAGGCTGATCGTGACTGACTCTCCGCACCTCGCCGATGTTCACCGTCTGCTGCACCAGGCGCACGCCCGCGAGGCCGACATCTGGCATCACCTGTCCCTCGCGGCTGGTGGGCCCGTCGGAACGCACGGTGACGCCGTCGACGCGATCGCCAGCCTGCGCCGCGAAACCGACCACGCCGGGCAGGCGGAACTACGCGTGCGCCTGCTGCATTCGCCTGTCGACTGCCGGTGCGGCTGCGGCAACACCATCTGCACCGAATGCCCCAGCGAGAACCACCCGTGCCCGACCATCCGCGCGTTCGACGGGGAGGCGTGATGGCTAGCGGCGTCGCACGTACACGAGCTGCGGGCAGTGCAGGCACTCGTAGAACACGGTCGCCGTCGTGGACTGATCGGGCGGCGCACCCCACGACCTCACTGCGTTGTCCCGCAGGATCAGCATCCGATCCGGCGTCGACCACGCCACACCGCACCGAGGGCACGCCGCCGGGATCGTCTCGACGACACCCCGCTCGGTCTGCCGCCACTCCGCACCATCCCACCAACACCACGCCATGCGGCGACGGTAGCGCCAACCACCGACAGGAGGAGTCGTGAAGTCCTGCACGCACCTCCAAGCCCTCGCCATCAACGCCGTCATCACCCTCGCCGCGATCGGCATCTGCCTGTTCGCCGCGTTCTACCAGCCCTGAAAGGAGCCTGTCGTGATCACTGCAAGTGCCGGCGCCCATAGCGCCGGAGTGAGCGAACAACGACGTCAGTCACAGTCTCGCCACGTTCGGCCGCCTCGGTCTTGGCTGCGTCCCACACATCGTCGGGCACGCGGACGGACCGCGGCTTGGTCCAGTCTGCCGTGGCCCCTTCCCTGCGTGCCATCAGTTGCACTTGTCGCAGCCGGCGAGCTTGCGGAATCCGCTGCCGCCTTTGCGGGGGGTCATGCCGTCGTGGATGTGGACTGGCTGGCCGGGGTGCCGGCGAGTGTGGCTGGCGATTGCGAAGTCAATGACTCGCTGGGTGCCTTCGCCGAGGAGGTGTCCGCAGTCGGCGAGGGCGTGGAAGGTGGCGGGTGCGCTGCTGTTGTTCATGCCTCAACACTAGCGCGTGTCGATACGCGCGTCAATACACAACCTGAAAGGAAGCCAGCCATGACCACCACACATGCCGTGCAGACCGCCAGACGTGTCGGCGAACTGCTCCTCGACCACCGAACGACCGTCGCCGACGTCACCCACCAGGGGGGGCAGGTTGTGATCGCCATCCACGAAGCCGGCACCGGGTGCAGGCGCACCGTCACCTTCGACGCCGCGGACCTCGCCGAAGCGATCGGATCAGCATCATGACCGCCGCTCACGCCTTCACCGACGCTGAGCTGACCCTGATCGGAAAGCTGATCGAGGACCGCTGCCCGCCCGGCGAGATCGCCAAGACCGTCGGCTGCACCGACTGGACGATCCGCAATCGCTTCCCGGCATCCCGGATGACCCGCGCCGAGCGCGCCGAATACGCGTCCCTCTGCGCCGAAGGCAACACGATCCAGATCACGAACAGTGACTACGGGGCCGCATCATGACCGACCACCTAAAGCCGGTCCGGACATGGCTCCGCGAGACAGGAGCGACACACGTTGTTATCGAAGGGTCGCGCATCCCGCGCCGACGGTTGAGCGTCGACTACGCGCTCGCCCAACTGCGGAACCTGCACATCATCTCCGCGCGCGTCCAACGCGACAGGACCGGAACCACCGCGATCCTGTCCGGCGTCGACCCCATCACCCAGACCGTCCGAACCGTCGCCGCCGTCCACTCGCCGACCATCCGCGCCGCCGACGGACACGACGAGCACGGCAAACCCACCTACAAGGACCAGCCAGCATGACCACCACCGAAAACCTCACTCTCGACGCCAGGGACCCGCAACACCCGCGATGCCGCCAGTGCGGCACGCCGTGGCCGTTCGTCCACGCCGCAGGGCAGGCCGATGAACCGACACTCTTCGGAGGCGCACAGTGACCGCCGACGACGACCGCAGAAGACGCCTTGACGCGCACGCCAGCGGTGAGTGGTGCGACGCCTGCGGAACCCAGCAGTGGCCGCACGGTGACGAGCCCGACGAGCTCGCTCTGTTCGCGATGCCGGCAGGGGAGGCGGCATGAGACCTCAGGACCTTCTCGCCGCCGGCCGCATGGCCCGCGAGACCCCCGCCGACTACCAGGATTTCCTCGGAGTCAAAACGACGTCCGACCCAATCGCAGGTCCTGACGTCACCGAGGACGACGTCAACTCTCTCCTGCATGCGTGGCAGCAGCGGCTCGTCGTGTGGGCTGTTCAGACCAAGCGAGCCGCGATCTGGGCCGACACTGGCCTAGGCAAGACGTGGATGCAGGTCGAGTGGGCGCGACTCTCCGGGTCGACGGCCCTGATCGTCGCTCCGCTCGCGGTGTGCGCTCAGACCGTCCGAGAAGCATCCAAGCTCGGTGTCGACGCGACGTTCGTCCGGGACGGTTCGGAGATCAGCGGGCCGGGCGTCTGGGTGACGAACTACGAACGCGTCCCGTCGGTCGACCCGACCGTGATCGACGCTGTGGCGCTGGACGAGTCGTCGATCCTCAAGCAGTCCGACGGCAAGACTCGCACCATGCTCATCGAGCACTTCGCGGGCGTCCCGGCACGGCTCGCATGCTCGGCGACGCCCGCACCGAACGACCCAGAGGAACTGACCAATCAGGCCGAGTTCCTCGGACGCATGGCCCGCAACCACATGCTGGCTGCGTACTTCGTCCACGATCAGATCAACGCTGGTGGCTACCGGCTCAAGGGCCATGCACTGCGACCGATGATCGACTGGATGTCGACGTGGGCGGTCGCGATCCGCCGGCCGTCCGACATCGGAGGTAGTGACCGCGGCTATGACCTGCCGGGCCTGCTGATCGATTCGCATTACGTGCCGGTCGAGATCGAGGCGGACGGGCAGTTGTTCGCGACTGAGCTCGGCGGCGTGTCGGGTCGGGCGAAGGTCCGGCGCCAGACCCTCGACGCCCGAGTCGCCGAGGCTGCGGCCCTCGTCGCGGCGGAACCGGGCGAGCCGTGGGTTCTGTGGGTAGGCATGAACGACGAGGCTGACGCGCTCGCCCGAGCGATCCCCGGCTCGGTCAACGTTCACGGGTCTCTCGATGCCGACGAGAAAGCCCGGCTGCTGCTCGGATTCGCTGACGGCGACTTCCGCGTCCTGATCACGAAACCGTCGATCGCGTCGATGGGCATGAACTGGCAGCACTGCGCTCGCATGGCGTTCGTCGGGCTCGGCGACTCGTACGAGCAGTACTACCAGGCGATCCGCCGCTGCTACCGGTACGGGCAGACGCGCGTCGTCCGCGCCCACATAGTCCTGTCAGACCTCGAATCCCAGATCGCCGACAACGTCGCCCGCAAGGAACGGCAGGCGTCGGTCATCACCACCGCTCTCATCGAGCACGCACGGAAGGACCACGCGGCATGACCGTGGAGAACACTGCCCCCTACGTCACCGACGAGGCGCACGGAACGAACTGGTCGATGCTGCTCGGCGACTCGTGCGAACGGCTCGCCGAACTGCCCGACAACTCGATCGACCTGTCCGTCTGCTCGCCACCGTTCGACAGCCTGTACACCTACAGCCCGTCCGTCCGAGACCTCGGCAACAGCAGCAGTCGCGTCGAGTTCCTCGACCACTACCGGTTCATCGTCGAGCACCAGTTGCGCGTCACCAAACCTGGCCGGAACGCGTGCATCCATGTGCAGCAGGTCGCGACGAAGAAGGCCGTCGACGGGTACATCGGCCTGACCGACTTCCGCGGTGACGTCATCCGACTGTTCCAGTCCGCCGGGTGGGTGTTCTTCGGGGAGGTCACGATATGGAAGGACCCGCAGGCGCAGTCGATCCGCACCAAGTCGCAGCAGCTCGCGTTCGCGTCCAAGAACCGTGACTCGATGAGGATTAGACCGGCACTGGCCGACTATCTCTTGATCTTCAAGAAGCCCGGAGACAATCAGGTGCCGGTGCCGCACGACGTCCATTCCGGCGAGGTCACGAATGACGACTGGATCGAGTGGGCGTCCCCGATATGGGCGGACACTCACGCGGGCGGGTGGCTCACTGACGACGGCCACATCTGCCCTGTCTGGCACGGCATCCGCGAATCTGACACGCTCAACGCCCGCGCCGGCCGCGACAAGGCGGACGAGCGGCACATCGCGCCGCTGCAGCTCGGGTTCATCGATCGCTGCATCCGCCTGTGGTCCAACCCTGGGGAGGTCGTCCTGACGCCGTTCGGTGGCATCGGGTCGGAGCTGTACCAGTCGATCAAGCGGGGACGCCGCGCGGTCGGTGTCGAACTCAAGCCGTCGTACTGGCGGGCAGCCGTTGACAACTTGACCGCGCTCGAATCGGAACTCTCCGCACCAACTCTGTTCGATGAGCGTGATTGAGGTGACCTGGTTCAAGGTCGACGACGGTTTCTACGACCATCCGAAGCTGACGGGTGTCCCGATGGCGTCTCGTGGCCTGTGGGTGACGGCGGGCTCGTACTGTGCTCGGCATCTGACGGATGGGGTGATCTCGTGGCGTCAGATTCGGTCGCTCGGCGGTACTCGTGCACAGGTGCGTGGGCTCGTCGATGCGGGCCTGTGGAGAGCGATTGGTGAGCGATCGGGCGACGATACGTACGCGTACCACGACTGGATCGGATCGCAACCGACGCGAACCGAGGTTCTGAACTCGCGCGAACGCGAGCGCGAGAAGAAAGCAAAGTGGCGCGAGAAGAAGGACCAGAAACAGCGTGACCAGCAGGAACCTGTGGATGTCCACGGTGGACACGTTGGTCACGGAGACCGGGGACAAGATCGTCCGTCCACGGTTTCCCGACCCGACCCGACCCGACCCGACCTATCTATAGGGGCTAACGCTCAACTGTCACCTAGCGCGCGCGAGACTTCCCGCCCCTCAGATCGATGCCCGACTCATGAGGGGATGGACATTGTTCCTCCGTGCGGAAGGTGCGGCGAAGCACGCCGCGCCGCCGAGGAGTGGGACGTCATCGAGCGGCGCCGCAAGCTCCGTGACGAGCAGCGCGCCCGGGCAGCGCAAGCGGATGTCGAGCGTGACGCCATCGACCGCTGCACCCTGTGCGACGCCCGCGGGTACGCCGGCGGTCGGGTGTGCGAGCACGACCCGGAGGTGTCGGCGCGTGCGAGACGCGGGATTGATGCGGCGCGAAGAGCGATCGGCGGCGACGCATGAGCCGCCTCGTGATCGTTCTGCCGTTCCAGCGTCCACCGTTGCGGCCGAACCAACGCGTACACCCGCACGCCAAGAAGCTGCGGAAAGCCGACGACCACTACCAAGACGTCCTCGACGAGATCGGACACGACCAATGACCACCGCCGCCCTGTCACGTTCGTGTCCCGCGCGCGTGTGGTCGTGCTGGTGCGGCACCACACTCCACCGCCATGACGACCTCGGTGAGCGTGCCTGGTTGGCGCGGATCGCAGACCACACCCACCACTGCAAGGAAGCAAGAGCATGAGCGAGCACCCAGAACCGACACCACTCAGCCAAACCGTCGACCGCTTCACCCGCGCCGTCCACGACCTCTGCGGCCGCACCGTCGGATGGATCGAACGCGACAACGCCGCCAACCACCCAGCATTCGGAGACTCCCGACTCACACTCCTCATCGACGCATGCACCGCCGGCACCGGAACGGGACATGGAGGACACGCCCGATCACTCCCACCCGTCCACGTCGACGCCGTAGACCTCATGCAACGCATCGAACGACGTGTCGAACACTGGTGTGTGATCCTCGGCGAATGCCCCATCGCGAGGCGTCCTGACCGACCACGGGTTGCAGCGCAACTCGACGCCCTCGCGGACCGCAGTTGGGCACCAGGCATGGAGACAGCACTCGACCTGATGATCGACTCCCTCGAACGGTGGAGATCCGAGATCGACCGTCTCCTTGATCCGCCGCGCAGATGGGACCTGATCGCGCCATGTCCCGCATGTGGCGTGCAGACCGTGCACCGCACCGATTCGGCAGGGGAGACCGTGAGACAGCCAGCCCTGTCCATCGCCGACGGGGAATGCGTGTGCCTGCACTGCCAGACGGTGTGGGGAGTGCAGCACTTCGAACACCTCAAACGCGTCATCGACACCGCATCAGGAGAGTGAATGACACGGGTGTGATTCCGGTGTAGAGTCAACGCCACGGCCGACGTGTCCCAAAAACACGGCGGCCGTTCGCGTATCCGCTCCCCGAAACCGGGTTGAGCGTGCGCACCCTCCCGCCCTGCACGCGCCAACATGCGCGGGCTGGCGCACGGACAACGGTCCACGACGCGTGCAGGGCACAACTTCACACCACTGGGAGGCCATCGTGAGCGGTGGACGAGCGTGGTGGTGCCTTATCGGTGGCGTCGCAGCCTGGGAAATCTACGCGCTCCGCACCGACCCTGAACGTTTGCTGTCCAGAGCGCTCGACCGTGGGCGCTCAACGCACCCTGTCGCGAACGTGGCCTGCCGCGCAGCAGTCATCGCAACCGCTCTACATCTGTGCCGCGCATACCCGAAGCGGTATGCGCGCTACGACCCGTTCGCGCTGCTCAGGCTTACGTGATCAGCGTCGACGAACTGACCTCCAAATAGGAAACCCCGGCGATCGCGCCAACGACCCCGGGGTGTGGACGAACCCGTGGAAGGGGCTCGATATGCACAGTGTCGCACACGACGAACAGGAAATCTGGAAGGCGATCCCGGGACTCGAAGGAACCCATGAGGTGTCAAGCCTCGGCCGAGTTCGCAGCCTCGATCACGTCGTGATCAGCAAGGTAGGTCGCGTCATCCATCGGAAGTCTCGCATCTACAAGCTGACCCCAAGCGCCTACGGATACCCGATGGCGAACCTCAAGCGTCAGAAGTACCTCGTGCACCACCTCGTTCTCCTCGCGTTTGTGGGACCGAAGGAGAAGGGGATGGGCGTACTCCACAGGGATGACGACAAGACGAACAACCGGTTGTCGAACCTGTACTACGGAAGTCACAGCGAGAACATGCAGGACTGCGTGCGAAACGGGCACCACACCAATGCAGAGAAGACGCACTGCCGACTCGGCCACGAGTACTCGGGATCAAACGTGATCATCGCAAAGCGTGGCAACGGCAAGGTCTTCCGTCAGTGCCGGGTCTGCCGCAAGCTGGCGCAGCACAAGTACGACGCCAAGCGTCGGGATTACGCCGCATGACGTCCGCAGACCTGGACCACCCCCTCTACATCAGCCAAGACCAGGAGCCGCACGGCACCTAGGTCACCACCCGCACGGGAGGCAACCATGGCCAAAGCACGCCCCTGGACCGACCAGGACGACGACACCCTCATCCAGGCCCACGCGCAAGGCGGAAGCCTCCACGCCGCGGCCAAGACGATGCGCCGCAGCCCGGCCACCATCTCCAAGCACGCGCGACGCCTCGGCCTCGCCTGGAACCGGGCACACACCGCCGCCGCAA